AAGTTGCTTGGCTTTGTGGTCGAAGCGATACGCTGTTTGGTTCATAGGCACAGCCCACGTGCCGCCGTCCTTGAGGATGGATGCCATGTTCCGCGCCCACCCCACGAAAGGTTTGGGGTCAAAGTCTGCTAGCATCATTGTCCCCTCCCTTCGTCGTCGATGATCTCGGTGCGGCGTTGCGACAGTTCGGACAGCGAACGCTTCTTGAGGTATCCCAACAGCGCGGCGTCCGGTATGTCGTCGGTGGTAATCTCGGTGCGGAACGTGAGGTTGATGTGGCGGTGATTCATCTGACGCGCACGTTCTAGCTCTGTGACTTCTTTGGGTTCCATCAGTGTTCCCTCCCATCGTTCTCGTCAATAAACAGGCGAGCGATACAGATCGGGCAGGTGTATCCCTCGTTCTCGGGTTCGGGGCGACAATCGCAAGCGCCCTCGCCATGTATGCTTTCGAAGTGTTCGACAAGCGCTTCAACTACGCAGACCGGACAGGTCCCTTCCGGAACCGGACAAACCGGAGGTGGCGGACAGGTCGCCACGGTAGTCACCGAAGAGCTAGAAGAGGACGAAGAAGAAAAGACCTCTTTCTTTTCGAACGCTTCTGCAATCCGATTCATGTTCACGTTGAGCGCTTTCAGTTCGCGAGCGATGTCGGGCAACGTGCCCTCAATCAATCGCTGGCCCATTACTGTGTTGTGCAGTGGTATCATAAGTTTAGTGCAGTCCGTGTTCGTTGAGTTCTTGGAGAAGAAGGAGAAGGTCGATGGCTTGCTGGCCCTGCTCCTCTGTTTGGAAGACGGCGCTTGCTAGCGTGTTGCCGCTTTCCGATTCATTGACTGAGACGCGATAGACGAAGCCGTCCTCGACTTGCTCTGCGTTCGGGAGGATATCAAGAAGTGGACTCTCGTCCTCTTCCTCGCCGCAGGGAGCCTCGTCTAGAAACGCATTGAAGAGGTCGTTCGTTTCCTCGGGGAGGTCGAGGATTTCGGCGATCCGGTCGAAGACCTCGTCAAGAGTGAAGGGTCCGTTTCTCAAAGCGACACCTCCTGTTCCGCCGCCCAGTCGTTGGACTGTGAAATGAAGTAGTCGGGCTCGGTCTGTGCAAATTGCAAAGCCTCGCTCGGGTCGCCGCTGAGAGCAGCTAGCACGGCGAGGAACGCCACGTGTTGCTGGCTCAGCTTGAGTGGTCCGTCAATCGTAGGAAGGACGGCGTTGGGTTCGATGGTTTCGGGCATGGTTGTTGGTGTGTTGGTTGGTGTTGGTGTATGGAAGGTTGCTTACTAGTCGGCGTAAAACTCCTCGCACTGAGGCTGAGTATCGAAGTCGTCGAACGGACTATCATGCTCGGGTTCGGGTTCGACGGCGGGTTCGGGCCATAGCGCAATCGCAGTAGCGATGAGCACGGTGAGGAAAACGAACGCCTCAAGCACGGACTGGAGAAGATCGAGATTCATAGATGGCAAGGTGATGATTGGTATATGCGGGTTGATGGCAGTCGGTCAATAAGAACGAGCGAAGGGCGATCCGGAAGGCTGAAGCGCACTGAAGCGGGGGGTGCGCTGGCCGTTGTCGGGCTCGGGGCGGCGAAACGGTCGGAAGGTCGTGTCGATTGCGCCAGCGGAGGACAGGAATCGGCCACGGTCAAAGCGCGGATTATCGGCGGCGAAGACGTAGGACAGGTCGAGAGCGGCGAGGCGAATGCCGCCAGCGGCGGGTGACTGAGCGCCCTCAAGGGCGATGCGGTTGGCGAGAGCGGAGGCGATCGCCTCGTAATGTTTGCGGCTGAATTGGTTTTTCATCGTAGTCTTATCCACAGGGGTTTCGAAGATATCACGCACAGTGCTGGTCAGAGATTCGAAGCGGGTGAAAGAGTTCATGGTCAATCCCATCTGGCCGCGCCCAAGAGGATCATGGCGTTGCCGCGAATCTCGTAACCTGCGAAGATGCTAGCGAGGACGTTGGGTGGTAGGTCGTGGACGAGGCCCTCCTCGTTGACCAGAAGCTGTGCGTCACGGTATTCGGAGTTGTAGACCGGAGCTATTTCGACGAGCCCCCCGACATATTGCTGAGCCTCTTCCAAGGTCGGGCGAAGCGAGGGGTGGTCGTGACGGATTTGAAGTGTGGGTTCGGCGGTCATGTTGTTAGTCGTTGCGGTAATGGTCGGCGATGAGAATGGCGATCGCTCCAGCGGCGGGAATGATCACGAAGAAAAGCATGGGGATGAATATGTTCATGGTCTCAGTCTTATCCACAGGGGTTGCGCGTGTATCAGCGGGGGCGCGGGGGATCGGACCCCGCACCGGATTCCTCAGAAGCACTCGTCGTTGGATTCGAAGAGGTCGTCGGTGTCGAGGTCCACCCCAAGCTGTTTGAGTTGGTCGAGGATTTGCTTGGCCGTATCCTTGTCGGTGAGGTCACGGAAGTGCAGGGCGTTGACCGGAACGTGGCCCTCGTAAACTTTGGGCAAGGTGCAGGGCGAGCCGTAGTATTTGGCGCGAGACCCGACAACGTCCATGACATGGAAACCGATCTGGCGAAGCGAGGCGGCGTGAGCTAGCACGAACGACAGGCGGTCGATTTCCAGAGCCTCGTCGGGGCGTTTGATCGGGAACGCGATGACGAGCGGACGCTTGAGCATCTTGCCTTTGACGTCGTGATGGGTGGCGCTAGCAACGTAGCCGTCGATCTGAGCGCGGTAGCCGATCGATTCCAGCACGTCCGCCAGTGCTGCGACGAAGACGCCTCGCGTCCGGAGTTCGTCGGGCGAGATTCCAGCAGAGGCCCACAGGTTGATCGTGATGCGGACAATGCCGTTGCCGTCGATTTGCTCGGAACGATCGGGGACCACCTCGTCCATGAAGCACTCGGGCTCGCCGTCGAGAAAGCGACCCACGTCGAGTTGCTCGCCTGTGACGTCCCAAACCTGTTCGGGGCGGAAGGCGCTGAGCACGGCATCGGGGATGGCTTGCTTGACACGGTCGGAGATTGAGCGGACTCGGGCCGCGCCTTCTTCCCAACCGGAGGACATGAGGTCTCGGGCTTGGGTGAGGGTCGCGTATCCCGCCCACTCGTTGCCCTTGCCGAAATGGTTGCCGATTTCGGAACTCGGGTTCGGGGCCTCAGATGCGGCCACGTAGTCGGCGAACGAAGGGAATCGGACGAGCGTGTGATCGGTTTCGAAGGTGGTGCTGGTTTTCATCGGGTTCTTATCCACAGAGGTTTTCAGAGTTTCAGAGTTGGTTGAGGTGCTAGCACAGGGGGTCGGACCCTGTGCCAATCCGGTTAGGCGGCGATGAGGTTCTGGCGGACCTTCTCCACTGAAGCGGAGTCGAGGCCTTTCCAGAGCACGGCGGACTCGACGTCATGGCGGTCGATTCCCGCAGCGAGGGCCTGTGAACCTTGGATGCTAGCGCGGGGCGAGACGATGTGGCGGATGCCCAGCGAATCCACGACAGAGCGGACCTTCTGGACGAACCGAACCCAATCGGTCTGACCGAACGGCGCGGTGATTTCGCTCTCCAGCGACTCGTCGTAACCCCACGACAGAGTGGCGAAACGGTTGAGCGTAGCGGCGTCGAGTTGATTGGAGCCGACGAACTGAGCGTTCCGCCCGAGGCCGTAGGTGTTGCCAGCGGCGATGAAGACGAAGTCGGGGTGCGCTTGCACGACACGGTCGGGGAACGAGCAGTAACCGTTCGCCGAGGCCGAGTTCAGCACGGCGAGGACGTTCGCGTTACCCTTGTCCACCTCGTCGAGGTTGAAGACCCCACCGAATTCGAAGGCGCGGCGGAAGATGCTAGGATGGTAGTTTCCGGTCGCGTCTTTGTAGCCAATCAGATCGGACTTGCTCGTCTGGTTCGTCACGCTCATCGGGTAGAATTCCAGAGTGAGCGCTTTGGCGATAAATTCAGCGGCGGTCGATTTGCCAGAGCCAGCGGGGCCGACGAGCATGACCGGAATCCGGAGAGCAGCCCACTGAAGAAGCTGTGCGAACAGGTAGTGCTGGCGACCCACGTTGACCTTGGAGGTGTCGAGGCGGATGACCTCAATCTCTCGGGGGCGGTTGGAGTCGATTGTGGGGACGATCTCCGCGATCAGTTCGCGGACACGGTCTTCGTCGAGCGAAGGTGTGACCGAGGAAATCACACGTTCGATGGCATCGGCGAGAGTTGCCGCGCTAGCAGCCGAGTTCGTCGGCGAAGCGGGAACCTGTCCGGTCGAGAGCGCGGTGACGAGAGCGTCCTTGGTTGCGGTGGCCCTCCAGCCTCCGGACCCGAGGCTCTGTTCGTTGGCGAGCTTGCGAAGCTCTTTAACAGAGAGAGCGCTGAGTTCAGTTGCTGTGAGGTTGATTGTGGTGTTGATGTTTTCCATACAGCGACTTATCCCCAACCTGCTAGCAGGTATCACAAACCTCTTGCAAATCAGTGATTTGCTGCTAGCGTCCTTTGATCGAATGGAACAGAACGACCAACCGTCAGAAGAGTTTCTCGATACTGTGCTAGCGCTCCACAACAGTGACCCAGCGCTTCCCCCGGAAGACCCGGCGATTGACCCGGCGATTGACCCGGAGGCTGCCGGGTCTGAAGTTGCTAGCAGTGCTAGCACGCCTGATTCTCCTGAGTCCCCTGATCCTGAATCGCCTCCGGCTAAGAAGAAGAAGAGGAGCTATGCGACGAAGAAGCGAATGAAGTCGGGGACCGATACCTTTACTGATTCAATCGATTGGATGTTGGCTAGGATTCGCCGTGCCCGTGGCGACACCTATGCAGACATAGCGGCGGACATGGGGTGCGGGGTGCAGACCCTCACAGCTAGGTTCAGCAGGGAGGGGTGGGCTAGGGAGATAGACGCCCTCCATGAGGCGGCACAGGCGAGATTCGAATCGGCGACCAATGCCGCCGTCTCTAAGCTAGTCGAGCAGGGTAAGAGCTACAGAGAGAAGATGGCAAGGGCCTCCCTAGTCTTTGCGGACTCAGTAGCGAAGATGAACGGCCCTCAGCTTCTGTCCAAGGCCAAAGATATCTCTTCCCTCAACTCTGTAGCCAGACAGACCTTGGGCCTAGACCAAGGAGACAAGGAGTCGAAGACCATAGTGAACATCGGCTTCCTGTCTCAGCTAGCAGAGGAGCAGATTGACGTCCAAAGCAGGCCGCTACAGAGAAGGCCGCAAGAATGTGAGAGCGGGTCGCCAACAGAGAGCGGGGAGCCGCTCCTCGCCCTGCCTGCTCCGCCCCCTGTCTGAGGCGCTCTGGCCCCTGTCTGTTGGTCCCGTCATCTGTCCCCCGACCGTCCCCCTTTAGCTCTCGACAGAGAAGCAGAGACGGAGCTAGCATCCACCACGCGGGTAGGACCGGAGGGGGGAAATCGGCAATGTCTTTACTTTAATTAGGGGGATAGAAAAAATTTTTGGTCTGGAAGTGGGGTAGGCCTAAAAAGTGGGGTTGAAGTGGGACAACGCTACAGAGGGGACCCCCACTTACCCCCACTCCCAAAAAGGCCCAGCCCCCGCCCCGAAAGACCCTCATTCAACAGAGTAAATCGGAGTCTTGCACGGGACGGATGGGTAGCCAGAAGTGGAGATAAATGAAGAAAAGTAACATTTATGGACTAAAAATTATAATATAAGGGAAGGCCCCCAACGCCTCTTAGATTTTTGCCGGGATTATTTTCCCACCCCCCTTACCCCACTCCCACTTTTACTCTGTAGGCCTTCGAATATGCAGTGGGGAGGCAGTGGGAAAGTGGGGCTCTTCCCCCTTACTTTCGATAACGCTTTCGCACTTGATGGGGCGGGAGTCGCCGTTCTCCGACTTTTACAGGATGTCGGCTACCTCCGACATATACCCGAACGGGAACTAAATCTGGTGCAGCACGACGCCTAACTCTGATGCAACATTTTCCGTTATCCCGATCGGGTATGTTTCCGATGTATCTCTGTAGAACACTGTCGGAATGCGGTAGGAAGCAATTAGCGTAAGGCAGTTCGGACATGGGGCTAGGGTGACGGCTATGATATCCCCCTCGTCAGGCCTCAAATACCTCAGTGCATTGGCCTCCGCGTGGATCACATAGAGCCTTCGTTTCTCCCGGTCGGACCAGTCGATTTCGACTCCAGAGGGCGCTCCGTTGTACCCAACCCCGGCTATGCTGTGGTCCTTTCGGAGGACACAGGCCCCGACTTTGACCCACGGGTCTTCCGACCGAGAGGAGGCTACTTCAGCCGCGCTCATTGCAAATTCAGCCCATGAAGGTCTCATTTAACGATACGGTGGCTAGAGGGGATGGGGTCCGGGTAATCCCCAGTAAAGCTGGCTCCTTCGGCTTTAGAGGCCGCTGCCATGCACCCCCATCATTGAGTAGAAAAAGAGTAGTTGTTAAAGCGTAGTCTAATCCGTGCTTCTAAAGTGATAAATTCCGCAGGTTACCAAATCAGGTTCTTGACCATGTAGCTCATCATTACTGAGAGGGCGAGCAGCCCTAAAAGTAAGGCCAGAATGAACTCTTCTGGGTCCATCGGTCCTTGGGGTTCGAAGCTCATACGTTGGTATCATATACCCAACTCACAACGAGTCAACCATCGTGCTCCCACACTGCGGCTCCTCGGCGTATCGAATGAGGTCTGGAAAGTATAGCTGTGTCACTTCGTCGTACTCGTAGACCATACCTTCGATCGTTTTCGTTCTCTTAACTGTCAGTTTTCGCCAGTTATCGACACCATTTTGCCACGCGAATTCAAAGGGCGCGTTCCATTCCCTCAGCGGGGGAAAATTCCACGGCTTCGCCATCGGTCTTTCGGGGACCATGCTAGCGCATCCCAGAAGGAAAAACCCGATGAACCAGTAGATTAGAAATAATAGAATCCCCAGATAAAATGTTTTAGGGGTGGTTCGAAAGATGCTACAATACCGATTGAGGAACACAAAATTGAAAGGAGGTGCTTTACAATGTATATTATCAACCACTTGGGGATTGTTTACGGTCCCTATGGCGGAATCGGCTGTATTGTCCAACAGCGGAGAACTCAAGGCGGTGTCGTGACTCCGCCCCGAGTTTCCCGTTGCTCTAGGTTCAAACGGCTTATTACTCGTCTTCATGCTTTGCTTTTCTAGCTAGACGCCCCTCCGGGCGCTTCGGCAACCGGACGCGAGGTGGTTCCTTTCGGGGAGCCACCTCTGCATTTTCGACAATGTCTAACGTTCCGTTAGGTAGCGCCTTGATCTGGTCCGACCGGAAGTGGGCGACGCTACCCCCTTGTTCCATTGCCACCGTCCAGATGTCGTTTGCCAGATGGCTTTCTTTGCAAACGTAGATAACCCACCCATACCCGATAGGTGTTTTTACACAGAACGGACGTTGAAATTCTAGCATCATGGATGCCAAGCTCCGCTCTTCTCGAACATCTTTCGGAACAGGTCCCGTTCCTCCCGAAGTTCTTTAATCTCCTTTTGGGCTAACCGTAGCTCCCGCTCCAGCCGAGCCGTCTCTTCCCAGAGGTTTATTTTTCCCTGCCTCCAGCGTTCGACGGCTTCGTCTGTTCTGGGGGTTTCACTCATTTCAACCCTCCCAAGACTTGTTTAAGCGCCCAATATTCCGGATTGAGGAGCGCGGTCGTGACCTCGAACATTCCGCTCAGGAAAAAGCAGGTCCAGATGAACACCAGACCTAGACCACCGAGTCGGCACATGAATATAGCGAACATTCGATCGCCTTTGTCGCGGTGGCTGACTTCTTCTCCGACTTCCGCTCGCCACCAGACCCAGTTCCATCCGAAGATTAAGACTGAAGTGATGAGGAAGCAAACGATTGCCGTGACCCCGTGGACGTAAGCCTGCCGGATCAAGACCCCCCACAAGAACTCCGTGGTGGTCCCGAACTTCTCCGCTAGTACGCGGAGGATTTCCATTACTTGTTCATTCATCCTCGTCTTCCTCCTCTTCCGCCTTGCGCTCCGCTTCTCTTTTTTCTTCACACTCGCACTCGCCGTAGAACCCTTCGCAGTATTCGCAATACTCTTCCATTGGGTCCATTCGGCGCTTCCAGTAATGGGCCTCTTCGGCGTCCATCCCCTGCGCTTCGTCCCGGTCTTGATCAGGATCACTCGGCATCGTTGTTTTCTCCTTCCGCTTTGGCGCAGCGAACAGCCCACGCAAAGATAGCTCCATACGTAGCCAACCCACCCAAGGGTATCCCTATGGCTATCCCTAAGAGGAGCCAACCCGCGCTCATGCTGTCCTCCAAAATCTAAGACCTTTACGTCCTTTGGTGGCTGTAACTTGTCGCCCCGTAAACGAGCGGCCCCATTTCTTACCCCAGTAAGCTGCTACGGACCTCAGCTTGTTGAAGTCGCCACCAGCTTCCACGGGCCATTGAAAACTTTCACCTACTTCGAGCTTCTTTAAGAGAAACGACAATGGGTGCATCGTTCTCGAAGACAGTGTTGATTTCGGGACGAGGGGCACATCCTTGTTGATGACGATGGTGTACTTTTTCAGATTGGTCGTAGTAGTTGTGGTTCGTATACTCATAGTTTTATTTCCGTGAAAATTGGTGTTTGTTCCCCGACCCAAGCCCCCTCGGTGTTGAAGGAGAAATATTCTTCAGCTTCCTCCGGGGACATTTCGCGGGAGAGGATTTCGATGCACTTGGCCCGGTCGTATACGGCAACGAGGGTTCCGCTCGTTCGACGGGCTGTTCCAATCAAGGCGTCATCGAACCCATCTGCTAGCAGGATTTCTTCTTTGCCAACCTCCTTCAGGAGGCGGTTAATTGAAGACGCTCGGTAGCAGTGAAGTTTCGTAGGCTCTGTAAACCGCGATACAAATAGGCCAAGCATTTTTGCTCTTTCCCGCACGTCTTGTGTCAGGGCACGGGGGCACTCGTTGAACTTGAGGCATCCCTCCCCCTCACAGAACGTCATGTCTCGGTAGCACATCATACGGCAATCCTCGACGTTGGGTTCTCCCGTTCCCGAGCCTCGCGTTGCATTCTCGCGAGCATAGGTGTCGCGTTATGCGATAGGTCGTTCCAAGTAGCCCCACCACAGATGCCTTTCCACACACGTTTATATGCGCGGGTTGCTTTGAGGAGTGGGTGTTTAGGGTGTAGTTGTCGGAGTATAGGTCTCATACAGGTAAATCGATTTTCCACATAGTTCTCCCGTCAAGGGTGCGGGGTTTGTGAAGCCAGTCCACGTGCGCGTGGAGTTGGTGAAGCCAGCGGCCAATAACGTTCACGTGCTCTTTGTTAACGTCTTTAAGTCCGTCGATCTTGTTGATCTCACGCACAAGCTCGGTCACCGTCCCCTCAAACATCACCTTGTCGTCGTGGTGTCGTTTGTATTCCCTGCGGAAGACGTCGAGGGTTTCGATAAACCGGAACGAGGGGTTTTGATCCAACGAAGCTTGCACCAACGAGTTGTGGTGGTAGGGCTCAAACCCGAAACGTGCGGACCCCTTGATTTGTGAGTCCGGTTCGGAATCAAGAAGCCAACGCAAGAACCACGGCAGTTCTCTGGCGATCATAGCATTGTTCTCGTCTTGGTTCGGCGAGAAGTGAGGCTCAAACTTGGGGGACATCTTGAGCAGCATGATCTTGTCCATGATTGTTCCGTCAGTCGCGGGGATGAGGTTCAACGAATGCGGGTCGTCGTTTAGCGTGACAACTACGCGCCCCCGCCACGGCATTGTCTGCGAGTCTTTGTACTTCGGGTGGTAGTTGAAGTACTGGTTCGCCGCAGCCTTCTTCACCATTTCCGAAAAGCGGCGATGACTCTTCCAATCCGAAGACGACGTTCCGTCATCCACATTCCAAATGGGAACTTCGAGCATCTCCTTGTTGAAGGACGTTTCGCTCATCAAGAACGAGGATGCGTCAGTTCCACCGCCCATCATCTGACGGAGGATTTGCATTCCGAAGAACGACTTACCTCGACCGTGGGGGCCAGCGATGAACAGTGTGTGACCCGGCTGTAGGTTTCCCTCGTAGGCAGGTTGATAAAGCCGCCGCAACCATTCGATGAGGAAGTATTTCTGGTTAGTTGGGTCGAAGCTGTTGTCGATGAAATTGGCTATCCACGGGAAGTTTTCACCCCATGCGAGTTTGTGTGTACAATCCGCAGGTTGCATGACTTGACGCCTGTTGATGTTCAGGTGACGCAGACCGTTGTTTTCTACGATTAGTTCTTTTTGGTAGAGGAACGGAAGGGCCGCATCGATGAGCTTGTTGCTCTGGATCGAATAGAGGATTTTGTCTACTTCACTGGCCGTCTCGTTCTGCTTGGTTTTGCACGACATCTTCTGTGCAACCTTGAGGTGCAGGATGGTGTCTTCTTTGTTCGCCGACCTCCAATCACCGTTCTCCTTCCTCCACCAGTAGAACGATCCGTCGTAGAAGAAGTCGTTAACGACGGAGCCATATTTTTTCTCCTCGTAGGCTTTGACGAACCCCTTGCCAAAGATCATCTCCCAAGTAGCAAAGCTTGTTCCGGCGCGGGAGGAGTAGCAGATCATCCCCGTGCTAGCTACTTCACAGCCTGTGCGGTCTATGCCGTCTTGAATCCAGAACAGGGGGCCACGTGTCCCAATGCTGAAGTTTCCGGTCCAGCGTCCGGGGAACTGCCTGTCGATTTCTTCTTTGATTACTTCGACAGGTATTTCCGTTCCTTCAGACGATACGTCTATTTTCTTACAAGCTTCGTGCATCCAGAAACCGACTGTGACGCTGTCGATCGGTTCGGCGTCCGGAATCTCGACCCAGTTTTCCCCGAGTTCGAAGTATTGGGTCGATTCCAACGAAGAAGGATCGAACCCCGGAATTACGCTTTTGAGTTTTAACTCTTTGGCCGCAATCTTAACGAAGTTCTCTGAAATCTTCCCATTGTCGATATATGTGGACTCTTCTAGTAACCACACCAACCGCGCCCCTCCGGAAAACGTCTGACTGTAGTATTTCGGCTTAACGGGAGCATTCTTGTCGATCAGTGAAGCTATTTCGGTTGCGGACACCTTCGCGTCGTAGTCAGCAATGATTCCGTGTATTTTGATCGCGGGGTTTTGACGCGATATTCGGACATTCTGGTTTGTTCCTTCGAAAGCGGAGAAGAAGACCCAGTCTGTAGCCGCGTCCGCGCTCCATTTTCGGAAAGCCTCTTTGTTTGGGAAGAGGGGCCTCTTTTGATTCAAGGCCCACGGCTCACAGGTGTTCGCCTCGGAGCTACGGAGATTTTTGATGGAGAATAAGGGCATGGTATATGTTGGTTGCTGATTACTTGACGTAGACAGAGGATTCGACGGCTTCTGCATCTACGGGTAGCCCCGGCATCCACTCCGGGGTCTGGCAAAGAATTTTGACCACTTCGTCGGCGGACTGATGCGGTTCGGCTTCGACAACTACTTCGTCGTGAACGGTTAAGATGACTTTATATCCAGCATCTTCCAGCCGCAAAACGCCGTCACAAAACACATCTCGACTCGCGCCTTGAACGACATTTTCACAGATAACTCCGCCCCAAATTTTTACGGGGATGAGTTTTCCCTGTCTGGGAATCCGTGCAGTGAGGTTTCCGGCAAGACTTTGAGTGTCGCGGTAGCGAATCTCCCTCCCGCTCGGTAGGCCTATCTCGACGGGTTCGGGGACGCGCATCTTGAAGTGGTTTTCTAGCTTTCTCCAAAACGCGATAATCTTGGGGTTGCTCTCCCGCCAGTTGCTGACGATCACCTCAGATTCTTCTCGGGTGATGTCGAGACCCGCTAGGGTTTTGGCGACAATAACGAACTTGTCCGGGCCGCACCCATAACCCAGCCCCAATACCCTAGCCTTCGCCAGTTGCCGTAGCTTTTTGTACTTTGGGTCGTTCTCTGCGGCTTGCTTGAGCGAGATGTCCAAGTCGTAGCCCATTGTCATTCGTGCGTGGGATTCGTAAATGTCTACCCCGCTTTCAACCATCTTGAGGGTTTCCCAGTCCTCAGCAAACCACGCCAGAACTCGCGGTTCGATTTGTGCTAGGTCGGCGATGATCAGCTTTTTGTCTTTTGGCGCGACAATCATCCCACGGAGGTTGACCCCGAAAAGCTCTTCCCTTGGGAGATTCTGGAAGTTGATTCCGGAGCCCCCTCCGCTGAACCGACCCGTATGTGCCCCGCAATACATCAGGGAGTATCCCAGTCTTCCGTCCGGCCTTATCCTGTTGTTGATGTTTTCGACCTTCTTGAGGAGAGCATTGCACCTGCGGTAGGTACGCATCGCCCCAACCCACGGATACTGATCCCCGTACTTCTCCTCCCACGCGGCACACTCTTCAGAGTCGATTGCCAAGGACGACGGGGGTTCGATTCCGACGTTCCGGCATTCTATCGCTAGCGCTTTGGCCGACAGCGTTTTCGCGTCGGTATCCGCCCACGGAATCTTTTGTTCTGCTTCCCAAATTTGTCGGCGCAGTGTCGTGATACCCTCCTCGACGCTGTCCTTATCAATCATCAATCCCTCAGCCCCCATCTCTCGCGTATGGTGGGAGATGCGCCGTTCGTGCTCCGGCCATTTGTCTGAGAATTCAAGCCAGAGCCGTAAGCACAATTCCGAGTCCTTCAAAGCATACTCGTCCACCTCTTTTTGAAACTCTGGGGTCATATCCGTCCACCGTTTACCCTTCATCGCATCTCGGATGTCTTTCGTTACCTCTTCGTTCAAAAGAACCCCCGCCGCTTGCTTTAAGCTGCGTGGACTTGCGAGGAAGGCACTCAAGTCTGCCGTACACTGCCAGACTGGGGTGACCTCCGGTGCTTCGATCTGCTCTGTCTGTTGGAGGAAGTGATATACAGGTTCGTCGAAGCTCGCATTGTGGGAGACCCAGACGTCCGCTTCACAGATCACTTTCCAGTCTACGTCTTTAGGGCTTCCAACAAATTTGAACCCGTTGGAGCCCACAATGCTGACGCGGTAGGCCTCGAACTCGGGGTGCATGAGGTAGTGCCACGTCCCCTGTGAGTTAATGCCAACCGTCTTAGAGTAGTACGTTTCAAAGTCGATTGCGTAGATTAGGTGGTTTTGCATGGTTTTAGATTTGAGAATTTGCGGTAGTATCGGCTTTTGTTTTTTGAGTTTATTGTAAAAGTTGCTATTGAGATGGCGTCATCTACAGGGACTAAGAAAAGAGACATATCTTTGACGCTCACAAGCGCCAGCACGTCGCAGTCTTCGCACGACAAACCCCTCCGTTTCCCCCCTCCTGCTTGGTACCGATTAGTACAGAACTGAAGTCGTGCATCTGTTTTGCGTCCTTTGGTGGATTTGGCTTGGATTCGAAGAACGGTGGTCCCCTTCACGGCGATTAGATCAAAGGGGTATTTTTCCGTGCGTGGGTACGCGATAGACCATCCTTGGCCGATGAGTTCTTGCGCCACGAAGTTCTCGACGATTTCGGACTGTTGATGGTTTGCGTAACGAGCTTTGGGGAGTTCGTGAGCGAGACTTTGTTTCACCATGCCAACGGCAGACCCACCTTTCGGACGCCTATGCACGTCCGTTGTCTTGCCTTTTTTTACACGTCTACCGGAATCTCTCCGGTCAGCATACGTCCCGCCCACGAAGAATTATTTTCTTATTTCCACAAACCCTGCGAACAGAGTTGTGCAATTACGGCGTAGTTAGCCAAGTCCTGCCACGAGTCGTAAATGGTCTCGTTCTTAGCGGTCTTGGATTTCCACACCAACTGTTTTAGTCGTTCAGTCTTGTCCACACAACGGACTAAGACCCCTTTTTCCCCGAAGGTCGCGATGTTGCCTGATCCATAATCCTGCTGTTTTCGATCCAGCAGTTTAATGTTTTCAAGGGCTACCTTCAACGCCGCCTTACCCATGTCGGTCTGGAGACCGAGTTTGGCAGCTAGATCGTCAACGGTCGCATCGACGAATTCTTCGGGATTATATGTAATGACGGCGTCAGCTTGCATTAGCAACTCCACGCTTTCCGTGCTTTTTCTTTTTGGTTTCCAATCTCACACGTTTCGGTTTTGGTGGGTTACCCACAAATTTCAAACCGAACTCGCCTCGGATTCCCATCTCGGGATAGCCATTAAGCGCCTTCCACACACCGTCACAATAGATTCCGATGTGCCGGACACCGTTGTCTCCGAAGACAACGTGCATGAACGGTTTGAGTTCCAGCTTCGATACTAGCTCAAGGGGCGCTGGACGGACGATCGTGTCCGCCAGCTTCCCGATGAGCCATACTACGAAGCGCTCGTATGTGCGTCGTAGCTTCATGTGCTACTTGCTCCCGCGAAGTTTCAGGAAGAAGTTTTGCATTTCTTCTTCGTGCTCTCCCATGAACCGGAGCGACGGAATGTGCCAAGAACCCTTACTGTTCGTGCGTTTCTCCGTGCTGACCGCCCACTGACCGCGATACAGTCCGTTGGCGAGGAAGTTCATGCTTGCGGTGTAGAGAACCGGACCCGTTTGCGAATACGAAGTACCCCGTGCGGACCACAGCGATTGTGCGTACCACTTGCCGTTCGGTGCTTTGTACGGGAACAGGAGTGAGTCTTGGTCGGACGCGTTCTCCGGTTTTTCGATGACAACACGCATGAGCGCGACGTCTTGGAAGTAGTGCTCGTCGTTTGGGTTGAAGCTGCCACCCGCCTGAATAACGTCGTCAGCTTTGTCGAACACCAACGGGCGTTTCTGAGCGTCCATTGGGAGCTTCTCCTCATACATTTTGTCGAGCGAGAGGAACGTGGCACTAAAAGGCTGGTTCTCTCCTCCGACTTTGACTTCCCCGTTAAAGAGGATACTTCCCGCCCCGAATCTCTCAGCATCGTTGCTGATCTTTTGGACGATCTTGAGGTAGGGGAGTTTGATATCGGAAATACCGAACTCACCGCGAACGTCACCTGAAGCACTTACAGGGACCGCGACTGTTTTTTCAGTGGCGGGGGTTATTGCTGTCGTTTCAGCAACGACTTCGATGACGGGCTCGGTTTTTTCTTCGGTGTTTTTATTACGGAATGACATTGTAGCCATAATTTGTTGATTTGATTGTTTGTGTTTAGTTGGTGGGGGCCTACTTGATTTGTTTCAAATAGATGAACCCCTGTTCTTCTTTCAGAAGGCCAGCGTCTTTAAGCCGACATTCTAAAATTTGGCGCGAGTTGCTCTTTTTTCCCTTCGCAGCGTGACTCGCAAATGCTTCTTCCAGTTTGCTTATCGACACGGTGTCACAAGCTTTTAGAAATTCTTCGAAGGGCATGACGTCCTTGACCTGATCAAAGGCCCCACTTACAGACAGGATTTTCCGAGCCGCCCTTCGTTCAACGCGTTTGAAACCGGGGAAATTCACCCCTTCTTGCACCGCCAGTTCGATACAGCGTTTACGGATCGACGAGGCCCATTCCTCCGCAATCGGTGCTAGCTTGAGAAGGGTTGCTAGCACTTCAGGGTCGTTTGTCGCAGCCCCATCGACCGTCTCTGGAAGTTCAATCCTGTCGGGCTGGTACCTTTTGGCTATCGAAAGAACCTTGTCGGCGAGCGCGGGGCAGGAACTTTGGAATCCGCAATACTCACAAAGTCCGTGGGACGGTGAATAGGCTTCAACTGGTGGGAGTTTTCCACTCCTTGCCGCTCTCGCCCGACGGATAACGGTGTTGAATCGGAGGGCGATTTTATCGCAATCCGACCTTTTGTAGGTCGCGTAAGAGATTTCGTCTCGGTGCGGGATGGCGAAGTAGAACTCTATGGTTTCCAACTCCGGAAATCGTTGGAACGCCCCGAGCACATAGCATTGGGCTTGGGCGTTTTCTTCAGCGTCATCTACCCTTCCCCATCCCGTCTTGAAATCGACCATGACGGCTTCGTTGCCACTCTGGACAAAAACGTCGCAGGTCCCGAAAGTATCGACGCCTTGGCCTAGATCGACTTCTAGGCGAAGCTCGTTGATCCGCTTGATTGATTTCCAGCCCTTCGATTCAATGAGGTCCGCCACGAACGATCGGCATAGCGAAGCAATGTTGACCTCTTCATCATTTTCCAACTTGCTGAAGTCTCCCGTTTCGAGCGCTTCGTGGATTCGTGTGCCCCTCTCGGCGATTACGTTAGTGCCTTCGCGTCGCGTGAACGACGGGCACATTTCAAAATATTTCAAACCACTTGGGGAGAACTCGGCGTGTTTCTTTTGCGTAGGCTCAGACATTGGGTTGGGCGGTTTTTGAGATGTATGGCAGGGTGATGGCGGGTAACATATACCAGACTCAAAAAAAGTCAAGTCGTTCAAATTCGCTTGTTCCGGATTGAGAACTTTTAGTTGCGCCAGCTTTGACCGCACACTTCGCTCAATTTCTTCCTCAATGGTCCCAGCAGCGAAGACAATTTTTTGGAGCGACGGCGTTTTGCCCCCCGCTCTGTGGACGCGCCCGAGCGTTTGGACGAGGTCTTTCGCGTTCCACGACGGCGAGATGATCGCCGCTCTCGGGTGACCGCCTTTTTGGTCGTGGAGCGAGACGCCCACCCCGCCTGCGGCGATGTTTGCGATGATGACTTTTTTTTCATTGTTTTGAAATCTCTCTATTATCTCTTGTCGCTCCTTAGCCGATTGACCCCCACGAATGATGTCGGGGTTTTCCAACCTTTCTTTCAGCGCCTCGGCGGTCGCGTCGAAGTTCACAAAGATGGCTAAACTGTACCCCTCACGCAGGAGGTCCTCCGCAAGTTCAATAAAGACAGGCACTTTTAACAATTCCACTTTTTGCCGCGCTCGCAACATGGCAACCAGCTTTTCGTGTTCGTGGCCCTTGCGGTCCCCTGCGGCCTGAAGCTCTAGTTTTTGAAGCTCCCGCTCCATGTCTTCGTAGACTTTCTGAATCTTCCCACCGTCACCGATGTCCAAAGGTGTCGTGATTATCTGAGTTTCAGTGAAGTGGTCTGCTAGCATCACCTTCGTCACCAACGACCCCCTTTTAGGAAATATTTGATCGGCAATAGTCTTGAGAAGTTGGGCTGTGCCTCGAAACTCAAAGCCTCCCCAGTGGTTCCTGAAGCATCCGTGTCTTTGAGCCCAAGACCAAAAGTTTGCCAAGCTGTGCAGTCCGAGGACATACCCTAGCGCTCGCATCTCTGTCGGGTCCTCGGCGGCTGTGGCAGAGCACATCAAGTTTAAGAGCGGCTTGGCGGCGATGAGCATTTTGGCGTTCTTGGTAGACACTCCCTGACACCTGTGGACTTCGTCCCAGATAATCAACGGCTCCTCCGGAAGCGTCCAAACCCAAAGCTTCCCGTCCCAGTGTCCAAACTTTGTTTTCCCTGTGCGGAGAAGTTCGTAGTTGATCACACCGATCACGTTGACCCCACGTTCTGCTAGCTCCGCCTTCCATGCCGGGATAACAATCTTAGGACAGACTACAAGGGTTGGGCGCTCAAGCACTCTGGCAACGTCGGCCCCCACGATGGTTTTACCCGTCCCTGTTTCGCTGGCATCCAGCGCCGATCGGTATTCGCGAATAGCAAATAGGAGGCGTTCCCTGCTAGCCTCCTGCACTGGGTAAAGTTTTTTCACCGGGATGCGAGGTATAGCCCAATGTTCGCCAAACTGTATCCAGCCCACGTGATCCCCATTCCCATGTTTCCTCGAAGAAACTGATCAACGGAGATGATTCCGTAGATGACCATTACGAAGAGGATTAACGGCCCACTCATCACCAAACGGAGAGGTTTCTATCCCGTATTTCGTCCGAAAGGCGGTCGCGTATCAGGTCAAAGACCGCGTACTCTTCGGCGGTGTGATCCTTGTACTTGGTTTCACTCCGCAAAAAGTCGAGCAGATCAGACACGATCAGTTTCCACTGCCAACCTTGCTGGGCCACTTCGAAGTCGTCTTTGTCTTCAGGCAGATTGAATTCTAAAATGGCTTTCATAGCTCATTGGAACAGTGAGTGAAACGGGCACTTCTTCTTGTGCTCAGCCTGACCCATTCGATATCCAAACCGAAACTTAGTCCAAAGACGTGTCCGAGATTCCAAGTCCCACGCTCTGTTGCGGGGGTTGGGTCCCTCAATGATTGTTTTGAAGTTGTCCCTTCGGAACGGGATGTAAGCCGCGAGTGGGTGTCCTCGCTTGAGGATGAACTCCCCATGCTTTTTGATCACCATCTGCTGGTTGATTTCATGGTGGATATCCGTCCAGATGGTCCCCGGCATCACTTCGAAAAGCTCGTCGTGGTGGTAGTACATCGGCAACTGCATCATACTGTACCCCTCCGGGGTCCGGACCCTCCACGGACAGTTCGCCTTGATCACCATTTTCACAGCGTCCTGAACTTTTTTTGGGAGGTGGTCTTTGTACTGACTGTCGCCGTGGTGCGTAAAAGAGAACCTGTTGTCTGAAGGAACGATTGTGTATTTGCCCCCTTCGGAAAACGTAAACTTTGTGTCACACCAAAGCGGAAGGACATACCCCATGTTCCACATATCGGGAATGGCGGGACAGTTCTTTGCGGTCCCTCGGTCCTTTACGTTGCTGAGGTCCGGAATTTTCGGGATTTTAGTCCAGTAGTCAGGGGGCGGAACTTCGTGACCTCTTAGGATCGGACATACCTCAGCGAGCCCTTCGACGTCGGTCCACCAGTAGATTTCGAGGGGGTTGTTCTTTTTCAGTATGTTTAGCATAAGGTTTCATTGTTCCACTCGCCGCCAATGGTCGTCATACATGGTCGTTGCCATGCTTTTCGCTGACGCATCCACTGCGTCTTCGCTCAGGAACGGGAATTCGTGGTGGAGAAGTTCATGGAGAAGCGTCTCCATGTGTTTGATTCCCCTAAGTCTTTCATCGACGTGGACTTTCCCGTCGAAAGTGCAGAGCCCGTCGGCTTGTTCCCGACCAAGTTTCCTTCGGATGACTTTGACTCCGCGTTTTTTCATTCGGGCGGGTATATGCTGGTTGCATATTTGAAATCACAAAATGTGACAGCGACGGCGAGCGCGGCCCATGCGTGGGATTTGACCCCAAAAAGGGGGCCGGGATTTTTCTTTGTTCCGGGCTCACCAAACCGATCGATCAAAGCTTGCCTAATGTTGGAGTCTTTGGCTTTCGCCGAATGGCAGAGGTGGATTTTGATTTCTTGTCGGAAGAGACATTTCCAATCCAAATTTCTCCGCAAAGCAGCTTCCATGAAGCGCCCAATCCAAACACACGTCTCAAACACGCTTCGCCCAACGGCCATTCCGTACGAGGCGATCATTTCACAAACGATGTGGGTACTGTCGGGCGTTGTTTCGATTTTTGCGCGGAGTTGTTCATTGTCGATAACCCCCGACTCAATAATCTTGTTCCCATCCCAAAGGACAAACCCCGATTGTTCTAAGCCGGGATCAACGCCGAGGATGGGGCGCTTTTCACTCATTGCTAGGAATTGATTGTTGAACGACTTCAGCGATGAGGTCTTCCAACGATTTGTTTTGTTGGTGCGCCCGTTCGAGGATTTTATCGTACAGAGTGTTGGGGAGTGATATTGTGGCTTTGGTTTTGGTTGGTGGATGTTCTATTAGGCACGTATGGGACGACATAGGTGTAATGTGGTGGGTGGTTACTAATTAGTTTTACTAACTGAAACGGCAATCGTATCTAGATAATATTCATGTGCAAGCGCAAATGTGCAGGTTGCATATTTCTTAGTCGCGAAAAGTGGTCGCGTTTTCCTTATGTTGTTAGCTTCTTTTGAAGCGGTTCCGGACAAACTTACTTTTGACGGTACTTCTCCGGAGTTGGATAAACTCGGCGTCTTGGTTTTTGACAACGTATTCCCACAGCGCTTCGCGTATTAGTTCCGAAGTATTCAATCCGGATTCGGATGCAAGGCGCTCTAATTTTACGTAGTCCGTTTTATCTACGCAAAAGGTTACCCTTTTGGTGTGTGCGCTTATTTGGTTAGGCATAGTCGTGGTTGGTATTGGTGTCTGCAACCTAGCATACCGTCTCGTTGGTAGTCAAGACGGCAGGTCACCTACACCTCCTTTCGGTTTGATGTTGAAGTATTTATGAGCATCGCTCGGGACGGCCAAGGTTTGATAAACGGCTTTAACCATCCGGATTGAGTTGCCGCTAATGTCTGCCGTGGTAGCCGCGTTTCCGGTTTCGGCCATTGAGTAAGAAATGAAGCTATGACGCAAAGCGTTCTTCTCCCACGGAGCCCCTTTGCCGAACACGCCTTCGGCGATTTTTTTTGTGTACGTGAAGAATTGGTCTTCTGCTACCTTGCCCGACCTCTTCGCGCAAAGTTGAAGCCATTCGTTTAGGGCTGGTCGGATGGGGAGGATACGTCCCTCCTGAGTTTTGGTCAGCCCCCTATGGAGGAGGATTGTACCCGCGTCGGAACGCACGTCTTCCCACTGAAGTCTTTCAATCTCTGCCGTTCGAATGCCTGTAAAGGCTTTGATTGCTACGGTGGCGAGAACCCATTTGGGGATGCGATGGGCGGTGACCTCATCTTCCAACCAATGGAGTATGGCTGTCATTTGTTCCGGTGTGTATATCCGTTTCTCTCGGGATTCCTCGAATGTCGGTAGTTCTGTCGCTGCGTGTGGCATATTTTTAGGTAGGGCGCTCATTCGGGTTTGGGCGTGGTTCCAGACCGCACCGAAGGCGTTCGCTAGGTTGTTTTTGCTTTTGCCGCTCATCGCCACTCCTGCTTTCTGCTTGGATCGGCATTTCGCCTTTTTAAGGAAGTCGATGATTTCGTCCCTTGTTATTGAGCTAATGATACGGTTTTCAAAGACCTCGTTGATAACCCCGTGCCTCCACTTTGTTGTGGCTTTGTGACGTTCGCTACTCCCTATGGCGAGTTCTGCCAAGTGATGTTCACATACTTCTTTGACCGTTTTCTGAACGAGGCCTGTGTTGCTTTCCACGAAAAACTCAGCGGCTCGGAGCAAAGAACCCCCACTAAGTAGCTGTTTAGCCGCCATGAACTCGGCAATATCTGCGGGTGAGATCGCCGTTCTCTCAATGCGCCCTTTGCTCAAGTCTTTGGCTACTTCCTGAGCACGGTTTAGCGCTTTGAGTTCATCCGCGAATTTTTCCCGCTTTCGTTGCTTCGCTATGCTCCAGTTTACGACGTACTCGGTTTTGAAACCGTTGCGGCAGCAATAGATTTTCACCGGACCCAGCGGTGTAGGTATAGTTTGCGGGTAGGATAACACGTCAGTCTTCATTGGCTTGGTACTGGTATATGACAGGAGATGCGACCATCTGTTCAAACAAAATTGTCCCCCGTTTGTGCGATAGGGGGACGGGTTGCACTCGAAGTTGTTGTAAGTCGTTGAAAACGAATTACTGGCGAAATATCAAAAATTTTCGCCTTGTGGTTTAGTTGCTCTTTCTCCGCAACTTGCGCGGTATATGTGGGTATATGCTCCGCGCTTATAGGGTTTTGAGTCCGTCGCGTCTGCCAGTTCCGCCACGCCGGCAAAATGTTCATTTACAACAACTTATATTCATGCTGTCGTGCTCTAAAAAGGGGTATGGGGACGCTTTGGGGACAGTGAAGTTGTCCCCTGTAACGGATGTTTCGTCCGTCGAGGTATGTTTGACTTGTCTACAGAGGTATGATACCTGCATACGGTCATGGGGATTACCCGATATGGGCGAGAATGGCCCGAAGGCATAGATGCGCTGAACATTGAGCTTTATTGCTTCCGGCATGGTAGAACCGTCGAGCAAGGCGGTCTCGGTAAGGCTGGGCATTTTCGGAACATTGTCAATGTTCTTTGGCATCCCGGCAGTCCCAAACCGTGGACTTGGCATCCGTGGGCGGAGCAGATGCTGGACGGGGCTTGCCGTTCAAACTATCTGGCCGTTGCCGGGTGCGCTAGCTCGGGAAAAACTGATTTTTTTGCGGTTTGGAGCATTGTGAATTGGCTGTGCGCCCCCACCGAGACAATGATTTTGGTCACTTCGACCACCCTGAAGGAGTCACGAAAACGTATTTGGGGCTCTGTCAGAGAATATTTTCAGGCAGTTCCGGGGCTTCCCGGTAAGCTGGTTGATTCAGTCGGCCAGATTCGCTTTGAAGACGCCGAGGGCAATGCTTTGTCCGATAAAGCGGGGATCACACTAGTCGCCGCCGAGCGGAAGCGCGAAAAAGAGGCGATTGGCAAGTTGATTGGTCTGAAGCAGAAGAGGGTTTTTCTCATCGCGGACGAGTTGCCTGAGTTGTCGGAAGCGATCCTACAAGCAGCCTATTCAAACCTGTCGGCGAACCCGTATTTTCAGTTGGTCGGGCTAGGAAACCCCAACTCTTACTACGACGCGTTCGGTCTTTTGGCCCAGCCTAAGAATGGGTGGGCTACGGTGACCGTCAACGATGACGAGTGGGAGACCGAGCGAGGAATTTGCATCCATTTGGACGGAATCAAGAGCCCAAACATCCTAGCGGGTCGCACCGTTTATCCGTGGATGATTACGGAAGACAAGTTGGAGGACGCCCGTCAAAAATTTGGCGAGAAATCAGTCGCTTTCTGGCGGATGTTTCGTGGGTTCTGGTGTCCGAGCGGTTCTGAAGACTGTATTTACGCCGAAGCCGATATTGTGCGGACCCAAGCGGATGCTCCCCCGCTCTGGCTTTCCCCACCCACCCCTATTGCTGCACTCGACCCTGCTTTCACCAACGGCGGCGACAGAAGTATCCTTTACTTTGGCTATGTCGGAATCGATGCGAATACTAAACTTCGCACCGTTTGCTTCGATCGTTATGAGCACCTCGTAGAGGACGTGTCTTCGAAGGAGCCGAGGGCTTACCAGATCGTCCGCCAGTTCCGGGCTCGTTGCGAGCAGGAAGGGGTGTCTGCCCGAAATGCCGCTTACGACGCCACAGGAGCCGGAAACCCTTTCGGTGACATTGTCGATGCTTTGTGGAGCCGGGATGTTTTGCGAGTTCAGTTTGGGGGCCGAGCTAGCAAACTCCCAGTTTCACTTACTGACCGTACGCCTTCTGATGAGCGGTACGGAAACCGAGTCACTGAGATTTGGTTTTCCGCAAAGGAGATGATGCGAACCGGGCAGATTCGAGGCGTCTGCAAGGAGCTAGCACGGGAGATGTGCGAGCGACGCTATATTACAGATAAGAGCGGTAGCCTCCGTCTCCGGGTGGAGCCGAAGTCTGACATGAAAGAGCGCACAGGGAAGTCCCCCGACGTAGCAGATGCCGCGTTCATCCTTTTGGATTTGGCCCGTCAGCGTCATGCTATGACGGCGGATTCAACAGGTTACGGGGATGACTTCGGAGGGCAACGAGCTACGAAGCGGAAGCTGCTAGAGAAGTTCAACCGAGTCGCCGCCTCCCGGCCTGTGAATCTCTCTAAACAAGAGTTGCGCTTGCCTTTTTAATAGGTATATGTTACCTGCCTAATTCTTAATCTTTGAGCGACTTCGTTTCCCATTCCTCTGATTTGCTCGTCCCCGGTCTCGATTCCGAGTCGGGGATTCCGCCGTGTTCACGCGTCAAGGATGCGAAAAGTTTACGTGAGATTTATCAACGGCTTCGTGAAGCCGACCGCCGCGCTGCGGAACATCGTGCTGAAGTGCAGGCGATGTTCGATGGTCAGCCCCCGTATGATGAAAACGAGTTGCAGGCCACAGGCCAATCGTTCCGGTGTAACCTGAACTTCGATGAGGCTTCGTCGATGCTAGAAGCATCGGTCGGCCAATATGTGGATTTGCTCAACGCGGTGGAGAATTTGGTCTCCGTTAAAACGACCGTTGGGTCGGAAGCTCAACGATCTGAATGGGAACCAATCATCGCCGAAGAGATTTCACACCTGCTCCGGAGTTGGCCCGACTTCCATTACAACTATCTGTTGCTAGCACATCACTTTATTGCTCACGGAGTCGGGATTGCTCTTTTTGAGGACGACGTAGATTGGCGTTGGAAAGTTATTGGTCTTGGCGATTTCCTCATGCCGAGGAAAACGCAGGCCTCCGAGCAGGAGTTGGAAGTCGCGGTTGCTCGCAGGTCTTTCCAAGTTCAGCAGTTGTTCCGATATATCGAAGACGAAGAAACAGCGATCAAAGCAGGTTGGGATGTCGAGGCTACGAAGAAAGCCATCATGGAGGCCCAGCCGAAACACTTGGGCGAGTCTGGGTACGGAGACTGGGAGCAGTTTCAAACGGAAGTCAAAAACAACGACTTGTATCATTCGTATGCCACCTCATCTGAAGTCCGCGTTATTCACGGTTGGGTTCAGGAGTTTGACGGGACCGTCAGCCACTACATTGCTTTAGAAGATGACGCTGACGATAAGAACAACACGTTTCTTTATTCTTGCCGTTCCCGCTTCGAATCGCCCAGCCACGCCTTTGTTGTGTTCCCTTACGGCATTGGGACCAACGGTTACTATCACAGTATCCGAGGCTTGGGTCACCGCATTTTCCCACATATCCAAGTTAGCAACCGCCTTCGTAGCCAGTTGGTTGATGGCTCCATGCTCGCTAGCAGTTTGTTGATTGTGCCGCAGACCGAAGACGCTCTCGACTCACTGGCCTTCTCCTACTACGGCCCCTACGCGATTTTGAACCCCGGCTTCGATGTCGCCGAGCGTACGGTTCCTGATTTTTCGAAAAACGTGCTGCCTGTCCTCAACGATATGGCGGACATTGTTTCCAAGAAGGTCGGCCAATACAACGTCAGCGAGAATTTTGCTGGCAGTAAAGAGCGCACTCGGTTTGAGGTGCAAGCGCAGCTTCAGGCGCAGAATCGCGTTTCCACCGCGTCCCTCAATCTGTTTTACGAGCCGTGGACTCGTCTTCTTCGTTCGGTTGTCAGCCGTTTGATCCGCCGCGACTACAACGTGTTGGAGCCCGGTGGCCGCGCTGTGATTGATTTTCGCAAGCGTTGCCACAAACGCGGAGTTCCTAGTGAGGCAATTCATGCGGTGGACGTCGCCTCAGTTAAAGCTGTTCGGGCAATCGGTAATGGCAGCGAGTCCATGCGGACGATGGCCCTCACTGAGTTTACCGAGATGCTGGGGTCGTTGGACGACGTTGGTCGCAAGAACCTGATTCGTGACCGCTTTGCTGCTAGAATTGGATACGAGGCTGCTAGCCGCTACGCGCCCAAAGTTTCCGACGAGGGTAGGCCTCCGATGGATGTTAAGTTTGCAGAGATTGAAAATGCCGTGATGCGGACAGGCAGCGACATGGCCGTGCTCCCCAACGACAACCACATGGTTCATGCGCGGGTTCACATTGAGGCGATGACAATGGTCGCTGGGGCTGTTGAGCAGGGGCAGGTCCCTGTTGAGCAGGTCATTGATTTCCTGTCTCGTTGCTTTGCACATACCGAACCCCACGTCGCTGAAGCTTCGAAAGATGCCTTACTCGCGGAAGAAGCTGCGATGCTCCGCAAAGCTTTGCAGAATCTGGGTGAGATTGTGACCAACGGGATCAAGAAAGTTCAAGCAGCCGCCCGTAGAGCCCAAGCTTCTCAAGCAGGTTCCGGCGCTCCGGCCCCCGCTGCACCTGCCGTAGACCCCCAACTCGAAGCAAAAATCTCCGAGCACCGCTTGAAACTACAGCTTATGCAGGAGGCCGCTGAAGCCAAAATGTCTATTCGGGCGGCGGAAGCCCGTCAGAAAATGAGTCTGAAAGACGCTGAAACTGCATCCAACCTCGCCTCTGTTTAATTTATGACCCTCGCGGAATGGTACGCGAACGAGGATAAAGTCATCCTCTTCAAAGAAGCTTTAGCGAATCCTGTTATGCAGGAAGCCGTCGCTGTTTTGAGAGACCACGGGCTCCCAGTTATGAAGCCTGTTCCACAGGGAACAGACCCGATTCAGCACGGGGCTCTTATTAACGCCCGTCGAGAGGGCTATTTCGAGTGTCTTCGCAATTTCCAGTCTTTGGCAGTTCAGCCGATCAAACCCGAAACAGTTGACCTCCAGCCTTGGAGACGAACTGGAGCAAACAAGTAAACCTTTATGTCCACAGAAAATGCACAAGCCCCGTTGTCGGAAGCCCCGGTTTCCGAAACTCCTCAAACCACATCCGATGTTGCTAGCACTAGCGAAGCGACTTCTCAAACCGCTGACTCTTCTTCGAGTTCTTCTGAGTCGTGGTTGGATCGTCTGGATAATGTCTTTGGGGAAGAAAACGTCGAAGAGCCCACTTCCGAGGAAGCCAAGGAAACTGAAAAGTCGGACGAAAAGTCAGAGAGTGCCGACGATAAAACAGAGTCATCTTCCGAAGAAACTTCCGAGGAAACGGAGCCGACGAATATGTCTGTCGAGGCGAGACGGGCTTTCAAAGAGTACCGCGTCAAGAACCGGGAGTTGTCCAAGCAGCTTGAAACGACCAAGGCCGAGCTTCAAAAACTCAAAGAGTCGCCTTCCGAAAAGCCAGCAGATACGGAACAGGTCCAGAAGCTAGCTGAAGAGAACAAAGTCCTTAAATCCAAGCTGGAAGAGGTTTCGACCGAACTGTCCACTATCTCTGTAGAGACGACCCCTGAGTATAAAGAGCAGGTCATCCGCCCTTTGGTTGATACCTTGCGTAGTGCGGGTGCTCTTTCCGAGAAGTACAGCGTGTCCAAACGACTTCTGGAGCGGGCTATTGAAGAGAGCGCTGAAAAGGGAACACCCTCCGACGAGCTTACAGACGTCGCCACCTCCATGAACACTTTCGACCAACAGGAGCTTCATCTTCTGGTTCGGGGGATGCGGAATATCATGGAGCGCAAAGCTTGGTATCGCGATAATCACAAAGAGTTTGTATCGCAGAAGCAGGCAGAGGCTAAGCAAGCTTACGAAACCACCGTCGCAGAACAACGAAAAGCAGTTCTCTCGGCTTCTGAAGATGTCTGGAAGAAGCTGAGCGAACTCGGCCCCATTAAGAATATGCCTGAGTCTGACCGGACAAAGGCCTACGAGATGGCTAGAAGTGCAGTCGCAACTTTGGGAGACGCTTCAAACGATGTGAAGAGTTATAGCTCGTTCGCAGCCGCTCTTTTGCCCGGTGTGCTCCGTCAAGTTAAAGAGGCCAATGCTAAAGTTAAGGAATTGCAAACTTCTTTGGCGAAGTACACTAAGAGTAAGCCAAAAGCGGGTGCGGGAACTTCTGATGGTGGCGTCCCTGCTGCCCCCGAAGGTCTTTCCTTTTTGGATGCCATCGAAGCCGGAATAGGGTCCTAAAAAATTATTTGACATCCTGCTAGCGGTATGTGATGGTTGCATCATGCTAGCAGGAGCAGTCAATCCTGCGCGACTTCTGTGGAGTCGTAAAAACCACTGACAGTATTTTAGAGCGCAGCCCCTTTCCGGGGTGTCGGTATCGCTCATCCGACTGAATCAAACCCGCGTCTCTGGGCGCTGTGTGGTGTTTCGGATGTATGCGGGTCTCACACTCAACAAAGGAGGTTTTATGCCTGCTAGCTTTAGCAATTATCAAATCAATAGTATTCTGGAAGCAGAAGCCGGACGTATCGGCCCTGACATCCATCGCAAGACGTTGGACACCAGCGTCTGGCTCAAACTGACCAAACAAGAAGCGTGGCCCGATGAAATGGGCGAGACCATTTCGGTTCTCACCTACGGTCGCTCGCTTCCTACGGTCTCTGACAACAGTGGTGACATCACCTCGAAGTGGAACGACGTTTCCTTCAATACGGTGGTCAACGATCCGGCGAACTGCGTTCCGCAGGCTTCGGTCATTGAGTTCACTCATTACCTGCGTACCTACAACCTCAAGCAGACCGCGTTGGAGAGTCCTCCGCTCTGTATCAACGACCTGCGCTACTCCTTCAAACGCAAGGAGCAGCTTTCCAACATCTTCGACATCCTCACTGAGAACGTCGCTTATAGCTGGAAAGAGCGCTATCGTAACGAGTACGTCCGTCTCTCTGAGAACAAGGGCGTTGCCACCCACGGCGCACAGACGTTTGCCAGCACTATTGCTGAAACGGCTCCTACCGCCACCCTCACCCAAGCCCAGTTGGATAAAGTTTACCTGCGCCTCGTTCGCGACGGTGCTGGCCTGAATCCTCTCGGTCGTGCGGATGGTCGCCCTGAGTTCGGCGTCATCCTCGGTTCTGAGGCTTCGATGAACCTCATTCGCGACAACGACGGTAACGTTCGTTACGACTTCCGTTACTCGACTCGCGCCAATGAGCTTCTCACTCCTCTCGGCATCGAACGCAGCTTCCGTGGTTTCTACCACATGGTTGACGACTTCGCTCCGAGGTACAACTTCGTTACTGGCAACACTGCTGGCAACAAGTGGGTGCGGGTCTATCCGTTCATCAAGGACACCTCGGCTAGCGCTCGCGGCTGGATCGTTAATCCGGCTTACGAGCTAGCAGAGTTCGAGGACGCCATTGTCTACCATCGCGACGTGTTTGTGAGCATGGTTCCGAAGCCGATCACGGCTCCGGGCGGCAACACCAAATTCGACGCAGTTGCCTATAAAGGTGACTTCAAATGGTTGAATATTCAGGATCGAGTCTTGAATCCGGACAAAACGATCGGTTACTTCCGCTCGGTTATGTCTAACGGTTCCAAGCCGATTAAGCCTGAGTACGGTTACGTCATCCGGTTCAAACGCGCCGGAACGGTTACGGCCTAATTAACATCGGTTGTTAGTGGGGGTGGGCTTCGGCCTGCCCCCACTCCGACCGAATACTTTTTTATGGCTAAAGACACCGAAATGGCCCCGGAGGAGATGCCGGGTTTGGAGGATGCGATGGCCGCAGCTTCGGAAGAAACCCCAGAAACCCCGGAGATGAATGAGGGCTCAGCTATTGAGATTCCCGTCCCCGCTGGTTTTGAGGCTCCGGAAGAAGCAGGCGACGAGCGCCCCTTCGACGTGCTAGCAACTGTGAAGATGTCTGGCGGAAAACTTCTTTTGGAAGCTATCGACGGCTTGCCCGTTACAGCTTCTGCTCCAGAACCCGAAGAGGCTGAAGTTGCGGAAGAAGAGCCTGCTGATCCTGACTTCATGGCGGCGGTTGAAAAGGGCTTCGCTGACGCGAAAGACGAAGCTGTCGGGTGAGTATAACAATGGAGGCGGTTCGTACCACACACCTCTTGCGTTTGACTGCCGGGGAGTTAATCGCCGGGGTCGCGCTTCTTGTTACCTGTTTCGTGGCGTTGAATGGGTGGATTGTTTTACCCACCCAAATTCAGCACATTAACCAAGAAAACGGGCGGCAAGAGGCGCGACTCACAGCCATCGAAAAAGCAGCGGCAGAGCGAGCGGAAACTTTGATTCGTATCGACGAACGCACAAAACGAATCGAAGAAGTGCTTAAACTTAAATTCGGCCCCACCACGCCGTAATTTCGTTTATGCCCCGCGTTCGCGACCGCGAGCTTTTCGAGGACGACGAGTACAGACACGACGAGCATCGTCGCGAGTCTCGCAATCACTCACATAATTATTCTTTTCGCGACTCATCTAAAAAACGTTCACGAACTTCTCGCAAACATAAACGAGATAGAGTATGGTTAGACGACTCCCATGACTTATAAACTCGTAATCGATCAAGGCGCTACTTTTCGGCAGACCTTTATTTATAAGGCAGGGACAACTGCGTCTAATGCAACGCCTGTAAATTTGACGGGATGGACCGCCCGTTCGATGATGCGTCCTTCGTATTCTTCAAACACAGTTTGGGCGACGTGGAATACTGAGAACGGAGGCATCACGCTACAAGCCGAGGGAGCGCTTGGCCGTATTGATATGTTCTCCACTGCTATTTTGACCCAAAATATACCAGCGGGGTCTGGTGTTTGGGACTTGGAGTTAGTTTCCCCTTCAGGTGAAGTTCTTCGTATTTTGGAAGGCCCCTCTGAAGTTACACCGGAGGTTACGAGATAATGGCTGACGTCATCGAAGTTATCTCTACCGCTGCGACTGTTGTTCAGGTAAACACGGTCGGCCCACAAGGTCCGCAGGGTCCTCCGGGGGAAAGCGCTTCCCTACTGTATGCTAGCGGTGTTGGAGACAGCGTTCTTAGCACAGAAGTCGGAGGAGCGGACCCAGAATTAGCCAGCGTTTGGAAGACCCGTACGCTCTCGGAAGCTCTGGATGTCATTCTGTTCCCGACAGTCTCTCCTTCTATAAGCACAGCTAAGTCTGTTGCACTCACGGTTAGTGGGCTTTCAGGAGTTTTGGAAGTTGGCACAGTAGTGAACCGAACGCTTACGGCGACTTTTGATCGTGGGCGTATTACTAACGGCAATGGCACTTTAGGGCCTGAACTAGTAGGCCCCGCAATATCTTTCACGTATTCTGGTACAGCAATGGGGACACCCGTCCCTAATGTAGGGACGCATTCGTTAGGAAACGTCCCGGTTGTTCTCGGTTCAAATAATTGGGCTGTTACTGTGGTTCATCAGCCGGGAACGGGGTTGTATTTCGATAACAAAGGAAATGCTAGCACTGCGCTTGATGCTGACCGGAATGTCGGTCAACCAAACGGCACTGTATCGGATAGCACTAGTTCACCTATCATTACCGGGGTTTATCCGTGGTATTACCTCAAGTCTCCCGTCTCATTTACTCCCGCCCAGTTTAAGGCAGCTATTATGGCAGGTAATGCCACGGCCATTCATACGTCAGCGGTTCTTTCGAAAGTCGTTGGGGATGCGAGTGGCACAATTTCGGTCCCCTACAACCTAAGCAATCAGTTTCTCGGGGTGGCTTATCAGTCTGCGCTGACTACTAAAGCCACGTATTACGTCACAGATTTGGACAACGGGTCGATAACGTCTGTTTTCAACGCAGTGGCTACTCAACAGGATGTGGCTACGTCGTTGTGGTCCGTAGAGTACAAGATGCACATTACGCCTCTTCCGCTCACTAACTCCAACACAACACTTCAGCTAAGGAACCCCACCTAATGCCTACTGGAATTCAACTTTCAAGCGGCGTAGTCGTTGGCTCCCCTAAACCCATCGATGCGAAGTACGGGCCTTACGATACTACCGCGCTCGCGCTCGCTGACCTCTCGTCCGGCTTACGTTATCAGGGCTTAACCGTCGGTATCAAAAGCGGCAACTCTGTCGTGGAGTATTGGTTCAAAGACGGTGTCGATAACTCGCATTTCGTTGAGAAGGTAGTCGCGGCCAGCATAAGCGAAGTGACCGGGTTGGAGACCGCGCTAGGGCAGAAAGAGTCTAGAATATCTTTCGATATCGGGGGGACGACAAATGCCAATTCCGTAGTGAATGCCGGAAGGAACCAAATTATCACGTTTAACTCATACAACTTCTCACAAAACAGAAAGGTCACTTTGCCAAGGTCGAATGATGGGGCGCAGCCCGGAGATACCCTGACCTTTACCCACAACGCGCAGTTTCACGCTGGTGGGCCGTGGAGCGTTGTTCTCAGACAATATGAGGTAGTCGCCCCCCAAGGGAGTCCGCAATACGGCACTGGCTTTACAGACCTGATAACTCTGGCTGATGGAGAGACTGTCGAACTGGTTGCAGTCGGTGGTGGTAGCACTCCCGTCACTTGGTCGATCAAGAACCCCTCAAAGCATACTCACCCCGCCTCGGCCATCTCCGACAGCACCGCCGCAGGCCGCGCTTTGTTGCTTGCCGCAAATGCACAAGCTCAACGAGACGCTTTGGATATACTTGTTAGCGTAGCCAATTTTGCCGCTCTTCCTACAACTGGCGTTGCTGTTTCTCAAGGTGGCTCCGTGTATGTGACTTCAGACAACGGTAAAGTATATGTCTGGAACGGCACTTCTTACAGTGAGATCAGTCCAAACGTGCAGGCTAATTGGAACGCCAACTCGGGGGACGCGCAGATCCTAAATAAACCCTCCTCGTTTCCGCCTTCTGCCCACAATCACGACGACCTCTATTTCAACGCCGCCGTTCCGTGGACTGCCAACCATACACTTGTTGACGGAACCCGCTACCTTGCGGGGGATGTAGTGCATTCAGGAGGGCGGATTTATCGGGCGAAATTCGACAATGAATCTATACCTGTAACCGATCCGGTATATTGGCAGGACTTAGGGCCGGGTAATCGGCTGAATATTGATGGACGGGACATTGCGAATATTCCAAAGGCCGACTGGAACGCAACTTCGGGTGATGCGGAGATTCTTAACAAACCCAACGTTCTTACTAAGACGGAATTCGGGGAGTTAGACCCCGCCTTTGCGAGTACCAAGTTTCAGTGGGCGACTATAGTCTGGGATACCGTAAACGGGTGGAGTCTCATACAGTATTATCCTCCTGTCGAAAACGTCCCTTACCAAATCATCGCCGCTTGTTCGAACGAGTCATCCCCTTTGACTACTGGACAAAAGCTCGTGTTCACCAACTTTTTCGAGTGGGAATTCTCGACTTTCCGTGCTTCGGTCACTGAAGCCCCGACTGGATCTTCGCTAATCGTGCATCTTCGTCAGGGGACTAATAATTTAGCAACTGTAACTATAGCAGCCGGAACAACTCATGCTTCAAGCATTGACAGCATGACTATATTTGGTGATCAACCAATTGCGCTCAACATTTTTGTCCAACAGGTCGGCGGCTCTTTTGCAGGAAAAGGATTGAAAGTATATTTGGAGGGAACCCGTCCTTTATGAGTGCTTTCGTAATCAATCCGTATGCCTTTGCTGAAGAACGCGTCGTAAACGGTGACTTTTCAAATGTCACTGGCATGACCAGCAATGTTGCGAATTGGTGGGGCAGAGCAGTGCCTTTTGGCTGGGGCACGTTTGTAAATGTGGCTACAAACGACTCATTGGTTCGATTACTTGGGGGCGTCTATTACGCAAATCTTCAGGGCCTTACACGTTCACCTCAAGAGGCGGGGGGGCTGTTGACGTTTTTCCAAGATTTCACAATGCCTGCAACGTCTGATTTCATTCTCTCATGGAACGGCTCAAATCCATTCAATGGAAACGCGTGGGCAATGGCTGCGAACATTGTGAATAGAACTACTGGTGGTCAGCAACTTGCAGTGCAACCTGCCTTTAATACGCCACAGACCGTCACGCTTACAGCGTCCAACGTGCCTGCGGGTCATGTGGTTCGCATCAACTTTTGGAAAGGGGCAGCGGCTCAAACCC